GTTGCTTCGAGGACTTCCATATGAGCAAATCGAACGATGCGCAGAAAACAACCGCTTAGATCCTCAGCTGGTTCTCGACATCATCCTGCAACACAACGGGTGGTCAAAGCAGTTGGGGTACGTAAAGTACGACCTCGCAAAAGTGACAGTCCTTCTGGACACGGCAACCTTTGCACGTGCAAAGGTTGCTCTCGAAAAAAGCGAGTGAGGCGAGTCATGGCACCTATAAAGATGGGCGACAAGCTCTACCTGGTGACACGTCGAGACATCGCGCCCGGTTATCAAGCCGTCCAGTCTTGCCATGCAGTCGCACAGTTTGCGAACGAGCACTACGATCGCTACAACGAATGGACCACGAAGTCGAACTACATGGCACTGCTTTCAGTCGCCGATGAGGTCGAGCTCATGCGTCTTGTCACTGGCGCTGCCGATCATGGTCTCAAGTGGGCCGCGTTCAGAGAACCTGATGTCGGCGGTCAGATCACCGCAATTGCGATTGAACCTCACCACAAGACGGTCGACCTCTGCAAGGGACTTCCCCTTGCGTTGAAGGAACTCACGTGACAGAGAATCGGGAAGCTTTCTTCACTCGACTCGAGCCGTTCTTTGCCCCGAGCACATTGCTCGACGTACAGTTGATGTACACGCTTGCAAAGTTTGGTCACAGGTCACAGGTTCGAAAAGAACTTGACGAAGAAGGCGACCCGATTCGCTATTTTGAACACGTCAGACGCGTTGCGATCATATTGATTGACGAAGCAAGAATCGTCAAACCAGAGATGATCATCGCGGCGCTTGGACATGATACGGTTGAGGACACACGAGATGTTACACCCGCCATGCTCGAGCGTTGCTTTGGCACTGACGTTGTCAGCATCATCAAAGTCCTGAGCAAGACGCCCAAAGAAGGTTACATCGAACGCTTTTGGACGTGCACCGACTGGCGACCCTATGTCATCAAGGCTTGTGACAGGCTCGACAACCTCAGGTCGCTTGAAAAAACGTCGGTAGGATTCAGAACACGACAGATCGCTGAAACACGCGACAAGTACTTCCCGTTGTTTGATCGCATGATTAAACTCACGCCAGATGAGTTCATTCACCGCTCACAGACTATCAGGGACTCAATTCGACAAGAAACACAAAGACAAGCTACGTTACTGGAGATTGAACATGGACACGGAACCGACGGCGCTACCTGATACGATTACGTTCGATGATTTTCTGAAGGTCGACGTTCGAGTCGGCGAGATCGTCAAAGCAGAATCTGTGCCGAAGAGCGACAAGCTACTGAAGCTCGAGGTCTACTTCGGTGAGCTCGGCACGCGAACCATCATGGCGGGCATTGCAAAATGCTATGCGAATCCAGTCGGCCAACGTGCTCTGTTCGTAGTCAACTTGGCGCCTCGCAAAATGATGGGTGTCGAATCACACGGCATGGTCCTAGCAGGACACGACCCCGCGACTGGATATGTCGCCCTGACGACGTGTGACAGCGTCCCAACCGGAACACGAGTCGGCTAACGTCTGGCGCTTGCTTCTGTAGCTCAAAGGTAGAGCTGCTGGATTTCAACCCAGCGGGTGAGAGTTCGAGTCTCTCCAGGGGCGCTGAAACATATGAGTGAACTAGTACAGAAATGGTCGATGTCAGGATTTCTCCGCGACGTCAAACAACAGAACCTCCAGCGCGTTGCTGAACGTCTTGAAGCCGCACAACGTGCCCAAATCACATACCAGCGTAACGACCTTCTTGATAAGGAACTTAGCGCGCTGGAACGTGAGGGCATGTTTGGCCGCAAGAGTCGTTGAACTTCGTCATCAATTGAAGTATGATTGAGGGATGAGTGTCCCTACAAAGACTGAAGCGTCTGCCGAAGAACTAGCTGCCGAGCTGGTGACGGCTGCGCCGCCTCAATTTGAACTGTTGCCGACGGGCAAGCCACACGTTTCTTTTTCTGAGATGCGTGATTGGCAGGACTGCTCGTACCGTCACAAGCTGAAGCACGTCCTCAAGATTGACCTCGGCAAGCCCGGGCCTTTGATGGACTTCGGAACAGCAGTTCACGCTTCGTGTGAAAACTTCCTGAAGACTCGGGAGATGAAGCCTGAAATTGCCGCTGACATGATTCGCAAGGTCTGGGAAAAGAACAAGGACATCAAAGGCTTTGAGGCATCAACGATTCCTGCCTTCATCAAGGAGTCTGATGACATCTTGGCTGAAGTACCTGCGTGGCTCGAAGAGAACTTTCCTGGGTGGGAGTTCATCGATGCGGAGCACCAACTCTACGAGTCGATCGACGGAAAGCCTCATGCATTCAAAGGCTTCATCGACGGAATCATCAAGTGCAAGGGACCTCGAGGCAAGGAGCTCGTCTGGTTACTCGACTGGAAGACGACAGGATGGGGCTGGAAGTCTGAGAAAAAGAGCGATCCAATTGTTTGCGCTCAACTTGTGCTCTACAAGAACTTCTGGTCTACGAAGACAAAGACAGATCCTAAGGATGTTCGGTGTGGCTTTGTGCTTCTGAAGCGCTCTGCTAAGCCTGGAAAACACTGTGAACTCATCAGCACCTCAGTTGGTGATGTGACGACTAGCAGATCACTCAAGGTGATTAACAATATGCTTACTAGCGTGAAAAAGGGAATTGCGATCAAAAATAGAGCATCATGTACGTTCTGTGATTACTACAACACGCCTCACTGCACATGATAGTTTATCTCATCACCGATCTGATGGGTCGACAGTATGTTGGAAAGACGCAAGATATCCTTCCAAAGTGCTGGCGTGAACACGTATGTGCCGCGAAAGCCGGAAGTGAGTTGCATCTACATCGTGCCATTCGTGATCATGGTGTTGATTCATTCGTCTTGAGCGTTCTTCGAACGTGTTCTTCCGTCAAAGAACTTGATGCAGTTGAACTGTCGTATCTCAACGGTTGCACACCGGTGTGATACAATCATCACATGGCAAAGTTTCTCATTTGCGTCATGTGTTGTGGAGAGTTAGACTACGTTCACTGCATTCAGGCAATCGCTGATCAACAGGGTGATCATGAGATTGAGGTGAAAACCTTCCATGACATGATTGAAGTAGACGCTCATAACGCGGTATACCAAGCTTTCAACGAAGCAGCCCCAGACGTCATCCGTGGTAAGGTCGATGCTGACGTAGTATTGTTTCCAACGGCACTAAACACCGTGTTAAGAGCAATTCACCCGAACGCGTGGGTCGATCCTCAAACACACGATTATTTCACCAACTCTCCCCTGTCTGCAGGTCTTGCATTTTACGGACCCAACGTCACATTCAAGCACCAGACGTTGACATTAAAATGTGATAGGGACGTAGCATCTCAACGTCAACCAACCGGTGTAGGTGTCATTGGTAATCATGCTCATTATGCTGATGAATGGACTGGCTTCAGATACGGGTTTCATCGTGGATTGAAGAGCCAGCTACCCGTCTATGAATCAGTGAAGACAGCATACAGACGCACAAATGATGCCGTACGCTACGCTGCGCTGGTAGGATTTGAACTGGCACAGAGCGACATGTACATCGACTATCACATGGGAAGGTCACCCACGCCGATGGATCACAACTACGGCAATCCCGTGCTGCGTGAATTGTACGAACGGTTCCTCACGAACAAGGAACAGTTGCCACCTCGCACCTGGCGCTGAGTCACATCGCTACCCAACAGTGACGGCCTTCGTGCTCGTCTATAGTTGCGAGCTTCATGTCTACGGCCGACATTCCTCGTTCAGCTAGCACCCTACGTACTTCATTGCTGTAGTTGAACTTGTGCATGTCATCAATGACAACAAGACCGCCAGGCTTGAGCAAGTTCAACGCATTTCCGATGTTTTCAAATCGGGTTTTCATGCGACCCAAGTCATATACGATAAAGTCAAACCTGAGGTTCGTTTCCTTGAAAGCATCCCACGTGGCGAAGTTCCCACCAGGAACTTCTTGCTCTCTACAGAATTCCTCCGCTTTGTAAAGCCACACTTCGTCATCGTCAACTGAACCAACCGTGACAAGATCCTCTGCTTGGTGTGCCCATCTACGAAGTACGTATGAGCTGAACCCACTTCCCAAGTCTAGCAGTGATGTTGGCTTTCGAGTGTTACACAGTGACCAAATCAACGCAGCTGTTTCTAGCGACAGGGCCATCCCCTGTGTTGAAATCGTAGTTGTGTACGTACGGTGAGCGTCGCGCAAAATGTCCCTTGCCTCCACGAGGTCAGCGTCATTCTTGTTTAGCATGTCTCGATTGTAAGCCGCACACCCGATGGTGATTAAACAGAAGACTTACAGAACATTGCACATCACCGTTACATCTTCTACCGAGGTGGATACAGTAACTGCTACGATGACAGACAAGAAAAAGGTTTTGATGCTTTGTGACCATCCTCTATCTACGTCTGGTGTCGGTACACAAGCGCGTTGGCTAGCTCAAGGTCTAATCGCAACCGGGAAATACACCTTTAGATGCTTCGGAGGTGCCGTCAAGCATGACAATTACGACACCATCAAGGCTGGTGATGATTTCATCATCAAACCTACGAACGGGTTTGGCGACAAGAACCTATTGAGGTTGACGCTAGCTGTCGAAAAGCCAGACGTATTGCTTCTGTTTACCGATCCAAGATTTTTCTTGTGGGTTTGGGAGATGGAAGACGAAGTACACCAGGTGTGTCCGATCGCATACAACCACCTGTGGGATAATCCCCCGTGGCCCGAATTCAATCGTGTCCTGTATGAATCGACAGATCTGATCAATTGCATCAATCATCCCACGTATGAAATGGTTAGCAAGCGGTTTCCGGAGAAGACGAATTACATCCCACACGCAGTTCCAAAAGACATCTTCTTTCCAGTGTCGAATGAAGAAAAGCTACGAATGAAGCAGGCGATCATCGGTAAAGAGCGCCTTGATCACTTCATCGTCTTGTTCGTTAGTCGAAATGCTCGACGCAAGATGCCAAGCGATATCATCATTTCGTTCAAGCAGTTCCTGACGCAGCTTGAGGCGAAAGAAGGACATCGTAAAGCCAGTCTTGTGATGCATACTGACCCGATGGACCCCGAAGGACCGAACCTTCACCACGTCATTGACATGCTTCACTTGAAGGATCATGTCATCTTCTCAAAGGACCGCATCGGTTTTGCTGAGATGAATTCTTTGTATGCAATCGGTGACACAATCGTGAACCGCTCTTGTAATGAAGGATTCGGTCTTCCAACGCTGGAAATGATGATGGCGGGCAAGCCCATCATCGCTATCAAGACGGGCGGATTGACTCGTCAGGTTGAAGACTTTGAAACGAAAGAACAGTATGGAATTGCTCTCGAGCCTGAGGTCAAGACCATGGTCGGAAATCAGATGGTTCCCTACATCTATGAGGACTTCGTATCACATGAGACTGTCGCGAAGGCGTTCATGGACATGTACTCAATGGGACCTGAAAAGCGTGCCGAACTAGGAAAGCGTGCAAGGGAACACGCTATGAAGGACTACAACATGGATAATCTGATCAACGATTGGGACAAGTCATTGACAGAATTGTCGACACGTTGGCAACGCGGCGCTAATCGATGGGCAACGGTGGAGATCTGATATGAAGTCTGTAATCCTCCGAGGACCCTCTCTCACACAGTCCGGCTACGGAGTTCACACTCGTCAAGTGGCTCGCTGGTTGCTATCGCGTCCGGATTTTGACGTCAAGTTCGTCACACTTCCGTGGGGAGACACTCCGTGGCTTCTTGATCCAAATTTACACGATGGTCTTGTGGGCAAGATCATGCAACGTTCTGTCTCACCGACAGCGAAAGCAGACATCTCGTTCCAGCTTCAGCTGCCAAACGAATGGGATTCCACAATTGCACCTATCAACATCGGAATCACCGCTGGCGTAGAAACCGACCGGTGTCATCCCGAGTGGATCGACGCATGCAACAAGATGACTGCGGTTGTCGTTCCGTCCCAACACAGCAAACAGTGTCTAACCAACTCAGGAACCGTCACGAAGCCCCTGTTTGTCATTCCAGAGGCCTACGCCGACGCAATTAGGAAACCTGAATTACCTGCTCTCCCGAATTTTCCTACGCCATTCAACTTTCTGATCTTCGGCCAGCTGACAGGGTCAAATCCCGAAAGTGACAGAAAGAACATCTTCTATACGATCAGGTGGCTATGTGAAGCGTTCAAAGACGATCCCGAGGTTGGCATTGTTGTCAAGACGAACGTTGGGAAGAATTCATTGATTGACAGGGGCATGACAAAGGGATTGCTCACAAACGTCGTAAATGAGTCGCGCCGAGGAGCAAAAAACCCACGAGTGTACTTGATGCACGGCGACATGTCAGAAGAAGAAGTAGCTTCACTGTACAGGCACCCTCAAATCAAGTCACTAGTGACCCTAACACGTGGTGAAGGCTACGGTTTGCCGATCCTCGAGGCGGCGGCATCTGGGCTGCCGGTGATCGCGACCGGATGGTCGGGTCATACTGATTTCTTGAGCTTGGGAAAGTACGTTAGCATCTACTATCAGTTAGCAGAGGTTCATCCAAGCCGCGTCGACGATCGAATCTTTGTGAAGGGCGCTAGGTGGGCTAGCCCATCAGAAGAAGACTTCAAAAAGCGCGTCACTAAATTTCGTCAAAGCTCTTCGACGCCTAAAGAATGGGCTCTAGATCTCAGGACAAAACTTTTGGAAACGTACGATCTACGTACGATCTTTAAGGTGTACGATGAAACATTAAAGGAATTCATCGGATGATCTACTTCTTCATAGTCTTGCTGATGGTGCTTTTGAGCGTATCATTTTGGATCAACGTCGTGTTAGCGAAAAAGAACCTCATGCTGGAAGATCAGCGCGAGGCGCTTGTTGATGAGATTGAAGAGTCGCTTGATGACCTTGAAGTTATCTATGACAACATTGCGCACGCCGCTGAAATTCCTGTTTTGAGTGATGAGCCGGTCATTCGCGAGCTTTTGGCTGACATCAAGAGAGCAAAGAACGCAGTTCTTGCGATCGCCAGCCGCGTCGTTATTTACGGCAGTGACATGAACGAGAAAGACGAAGACTGACATGTTCCGAAGAAAAAAGTTGCTACCTGGCGTTCCCGGCATGCCACCGACGCCGAAAGCGGTGCCTGAAGTTCCTCTTACACCTGAAGAAAAGGCAAAAGCGAAAGCTTTGCGTATGTACTTCAATGCTGATACGCAGAAAGCCATCGTTGCGTATCAGCAAGCAGGTGATGACAAGAAGTTAAAGAACAAGCTCTACATGACAGCTATTGTTCCTGCGTTTGAAAAGTTGACAGAGAACCTCATCAACATTCACAAGTTCACGAGCCTTCATGATACGTACGATGACCTGAAGAATGACTGTGTCACGTTTCTGTTTGAAACGATTCACAAGTTCGACGGCAATCGTGGAACGAACGCATTCTCATACTTCAATGTCGTAGCAAAAAACTGGCTCATCATACGAACGAAACAAAAGAGCCAGCGTGTTCGTAGAACGTGCAGCCTCGACGACCCAAATGCAATGTCAGCAAATGAAACGAGGATTGTGGAGGACTATTGCACGATCCCGGGAACTGACGTCATCCTTGAAAAGGAGTCAGCATCACAAGGGATCCTTGACATGCTGTACGAAATCAGAAGCAAGATCAAGACAGAGAACGAACTTGCATGTATCAACAGCATCATCACCATTTTTGAAAACATCAATGATATTGACCTGTTGAACAAGAGTGCGATCCTTCTGTACATGCGTGAGTTGTCTGGCCTTAGTCCCAAGCAGCTCACGACTACGATGCAGAGCGTGAAAAAGCACTACAGGAAGATGAAGATAGATCCTAAGATGAAGTTCTGGTGATCACATGTCAGAGAGCAAACCGCTAGAAATTGTTGAGATCTCAGAACGCAGCATCGAAGAAAGGATTCAAAACTTCAACGAACTGTTGAACAGTATTGAGTCACTCGATGAAAAGAAGCGCCAATTGTGGAAAGAGATCTACGAAAACGCAATCGCAGATCGTCAAAATTCATACGTGATGTTCACAAAACTTGTGAAGATCGTAGCCGACAAGTCGACTGAACACGCAGTTCACGGCAAAACAGTCGCGACATTTCTTGAGCGGATGTCACGCTCGAACGATCAATTGATCAAGCTAGCAGAGCTCATCGCCAAGGCACAACGTGGTGATGATGAAATCAACTCTGAGGACATGTTTGACAAGATCAAGGGTCATTAATCGCGTTCAATGGTACGTAGAACCGAGGAACAATGGCTGGCAGCAAGTATGATCAACTAGACATCCAGCGAGCAATCGCTGAGGGCGAGGCAGATTCACACCTCAAGCACACTAGCACCTATGGAAACAAGAACGGTGCAGTTCCGAATTTTCTTCGGATGGTCATCCTTGACGTAATTTCAGACCCGGGTACGTTAGACGACGCAAAACTTTCGCACTATGAACACAACCTTAAGGTCGCGAACATCAAGTACGCTGGTGTCGCGCCTAGGAACTCAATCATCGCACGTCGTGTGATGGGAGGCGATGCAGGTGCCAGTGAAAAAGTGCTTGTGTTGTATCCGTTCTTTCCTCCTCACATGTCTCTGCCGGCAAAAGTCGGTGAACACGTATGGGCAATGTTCGAACACCCAGACGCAAAAGTCAATGACATCGGTTACTGGTTCTGTAGGATTGTCGAGCCTCACTTTGTAGAAGACGTAAATCACACGCACTCAAACCGACAGTTCGACCCATCATTCGCGCCGGGCATTGCTGCAGTCTTTTCTGGTAAGGATGATGCAAAGTACGAATTTTCAAATGGTGCCGTCGATTCGAAGGACGGCGAACGCTATGTCGTTGCTGGCACAGCCACAATCCCAGGTGATGAGAAGTCATATGAAACGCTGCTAAAGGACTCAGACGCTAGCAAACTGACGAAGTATGAGTCTGTTCCGAGGTACAGAAAGCGTCCTGCAGACATAGCGTTTGAAGGTTCGAACAATACGCTGATCGTGTTGGGTACTGACAGGACAGGACCAATCGCAGATTACGATGCCGACCCCGACAAAGGAAAGATTCCAAAACCGGTCAAGGACGACCTTGCGGATGATGGCATCGGTGTCATCGACCTCGTCGCAGGAAGAGGTCAGACTGAGACCACGGGTGGCAAGTCACAAAAAAACAAGCTCAAAAGAAAAGAGCTTGGAAAGTCGAAGAAGGATCTCGCAGAAAAAGAAGGCGATGTTGACTTCAAGAATGATCGTAGTCGTATTCTGATTGCACAGAAGACGAAGGTCGACAAAAACTTTGGCCTTGACACCGTCGTCACAGCACATACGTTGCTTGCGCCTCCTCCCGTCAAAGATGCATCAGGCGAAGGTGCCATCGTCATCAAGACTGACAAGATCAGGCTTGTTGCTCGTCACGACGTTGTGATCCTTGTCTCTGGTGCGACTGAGTCAGATGACAACGGAAACGTGAAAGACCCAGGCGTCGACGTATCAAAGTGCGCATCAATCATCCTCAAGGCAAACGGCGACATCATCTTCACACCGTCAGACACTGGATTGATCAGATTGGGCGGCGCCGACGCCGCGCTTTCGCCACTGTGTACGACGGTATCACGAGTTCCAGGCATGCCAGGCGTTCCAAAGACGGGCCTCCCGCCGCCGCCTCCGATCGTGTCCTCGATGGGAGGAGCCACTGGCGCAAAAGAAGCGTTCGGTGATCTGAACGGCACATTTGCAACGAGGGTCCTTCTCAAATAGAAGGCCCATAGATGTTGTATGATTAACACATGGCATACGGCATTGTCTATCACTGGTATTGTACAAAAACGAATATGGGATATGTGGGTCAGACTGTTAACACATTAAGTGGACGTTGGAAGGGTCATGTTCGAAGTGCAATCAGACCCAAGTCAAAGACGGGACATTGGGAATTTCCAAAGGCGATTCGTGAACACGGAATTGATAACTTTGTAGGACGCATCATCTGCGAGTGCGAATCGCAAGAAGAACTCAATGTCGCTGAAAAGCGTTGGATACATGAGTTAGACACGTTGTGGCCGCGTGGATACAATATGCGCGATGGCGCACAGTATACTCATGAGACAACCCGTTATCTGATGAGCAAAGCTAAGCTGGGCAAGCCTTTATCTGCAGAACACAAACAGCGCATTAGTGAAGCATTACAAGGTCACCCGGGTTGGGGGCCTCAAACACAGACTGAAGAATCCAACCAAAAGCGCAGTCAAGCGCTTAAGGGAAAGAAACACTGTGAAATGACAAACGAAACGCGTAAAAAGATCAGCCAGACCAAAAAAGGAACAATTCCATGGAACAAAGGTAAAAAACCTGGTGGCAAACCTCGGGGTCCATATGGGCCTCGAAAAAAGAAGAATGTGCAACCATGAGAACTGGGGGACCATACGATCCGATCCTCACGGGTGTAGGCCTACTGGGTGCTGACGGAAAACTCACGAAAGAGGCTAGAACTAAGTACGTACTTGAAGTGCTTGGCCTTCTCGCGACGGGCAACGCTGACGGCAAGGGCGGGACACCCATGACAAAAATCTTCAATTCGTTGATCCCGCTGCCTCCTGTCCCCGGACCCGAAATTTTCAACATCACCACGCTGAAGAGCGAAAAATTGTTCTGGTTTGACCCAGATCCGATCGCTACATTAATGGCTGCCACGCTTGTCGATGAAAAGGCCTGTCCCGCATGGCACATGATCTTTCCCGACCTGCTCTATGCAAAGACAGCTGAGGCACTGAACGCAAAGGGCGCAACACCTCTATTTCCGCTGTTTGATGTGTCAGTTGCATTTCCTGACATCGAAGGATTTCCGATCCCACTCCCAGATCTTGCGATAAAGGCAAATCTCAAGCCGCCGAAATTGTTGATCAAACTGAAGGATTTCATCCCCGCGTTGCCTGAAATCCCAATCCCTCCGATTCCACCCAAGCTGCCTGATTTTGGGTTCGGTCTAGCGCCACCAGGTCTAGTCATTGATGCAGCGCTAGCGATCCCAGATCTGATATTGGGCCTGATTAAATTGCCGTTTGACCTGCTGATTGCGCTCGTTCTTCCTCCGAACATTGGCCTGATTCTCGACTTGATCGCTCTAAAGTTTGATGCAGTTTTCAAGCTAGCTTTTGACATCGTTGTCAAGCTTCTTGCACCACTCATTCCAATCGTTCCAAAGATCTTGATAGCGTCTGTGCTGATCTACGTCAAGAATATCGTCGCGATGGTCATCGTTGACATTGTGGGCATGATTGTAGGTGCCGGCGGGGCAATAACTGAAGCGATCGCAATGGCGACAGGTTTAGTCTAAGACCTACTTACATCGATGGGTCAGTATAGCTTCAAATCTTCAGGCGTCACACAGTCTGATCAGCTTGAAAATGAGTTGACTGTCACCGCGATGCCTCTTGGGATCAAAACGCCTCTAGCGTTAGGTGAAGACGACCTGTTGAAGACAAACACTGAATTGTCGATACAGTTGTCTGACAACCTACGAAACCTCATCATGACTAACTGGGGCGAGAGGCTTGGCTTCTACGACTTCGGTGCAAACCTGCGCCCGCTGATGTCAGACCTCGTGTCACAGGAAGACTTTGACACACAGGCAATCTCTCGCATTCGTGCTGCCGTCAAGCGCTGGATGCAGTACATTGAACTACAAGACTTTTTGTCTGAAGTCGATCGCACGCAGAACAAGAATACCGCAGTCATCAACCTCACCATCACCTACAACATTCCGAGCATCGGAATCAACGCAAAGAAGCTGCAGGTGACCTTGTATGCGATCTGAAACCCTTGCTAGTTATCGGCAACAATGACGTATTATACGTACATAGACTGGACGTTGGAAACGCCTGCACGAGCGTTTTACGTTTGTTCTGATAATCATCGACGTAATCTTCAAAAAAGTGCACGCAATAGGACGAGCAAATGACTTTAAAGCGTGATGACATCAAAGCGGTGCGTCAAAGGAAATATTTAGCGAAAGATTTTGACGCGCTTCGCTCAAATTTGCTCGAGTATGCCAAGGCGTACTATCCTGATCGTATTCGCGATTTTTCTGAGTCCAGCCTGGGAGGGCTGTTTCTCGACTTTGCGGCCTACGTGGGCGACAACATGTCGTTCTATCTTGATCACCAGTACGGTGAGCTAAATCCTGCCACTGCGGTCGAGAGTGTCAACATTCAACGTCTTCTTGACGCCGCGGGCGTTCCGGTCGTCGGAGCGTCCCCTGCGCTCGTTCCAGTGACTGTCTATATCGAAGTACCTGCAGCGTCGATCAACAACGTCGTGGGTCCGGACCTTGACGCCCTTCCGATCATCAAAGCTAATTCGAGCTTTACTGCGAACAATGGCACGATCTTTAACTTGCTAGAAGACATCGACTTCACGTCAAAGAAGTCAGACGGCGTTTATAAAGCAGACATCAAGATCAAGGAAAAAACGTCAGCAGGCATTCCATTGACGTTCATCCTAGCGCTGTCGGGTCTGTGCATCTCGGGCCTAGAAACAACAGAGAGCGTTGCAATCAGTCAAAGTTTTAAGCCGTTCAACAAAATCACGCTGCAAAATGCAGACGTATCTGACATCGTGTCAGTCACTGACACACTTGGAAACATCTACTATGAAGTAGGCGCATTGACACACGACGTCGTCTATCAGAACGTGATCAACACGGCAAAGGACAACGATCAGGTTCCTCAGACCATCAAGCTCATCCCAGCACCGTACCGGTACATCACAAATGTTGACTTGAACAATCGACGTACGACGTTGACGTTCGGCGGGGGCAACGCAGACACACTTCAGGATGACATCATTCCTGATCCATCGAGCTTTGCAATTTCTTTTCCGTACATTCGTACGTTTTCGCGAATTCCTGTCAACCCGCAGCAGTTGCTGTCGACGACTACTTTGGGCGTCGCGGCATCAGGTACAACGTACTCTTTCACGTACAGATACGGTGGTGGTCTAAGTCACAACGTCAACAAGAGAACAATTCAGACGC